GTTAGAATTAACGGTAAATACGTAGCAAGAGTAGGTGACCCATTAGGTAACGGAACTACTGAATATCCCTGTAAATCGATAATTGCAGGCAGTAGTGCAAATGTATACATTGGAATTTAATTATGGCAAAATCATCGGGAGCATGGAACGATAGTGGTAACTATGTTCCAGCAAAACCTAAGAAAACTCGTCAAGGTAAATCTCAGAACACTATAATTAGTGCAACTTCTCGTAATGGGAAGTCCAAGAGATATAGAGGGCAAGGACGTTAAATGGAACAGCACCCTTATGATGATAATGCACATAAAATACCTACAGATTGGGAAGGTGTTACTGCAGTAATACCCAGTGTAGGAGGATGGTTAGAAATTGAGTTACAACCTCAACAAATTGACCATATTTGGAAATGTATTGAACAGAAAGGACAAGTTCATAACAAAACCTTAGTAGGTCATATACACAACAGTTATAAACTGGAAGATATTGATAATATCTTCTGGAAGAATACTTTATCACCATTATGCGATAAGTATGGGGATTCTTTTGATAATATGGGTCGTCATATACCTGTTGAGGGTAAACATCCATATTATTTGAATAATTGGTGGGTAAATTACCAAAAACAACACGAATTCAATCCATTACACAATCATTCTGGTGTTTACAGTTTCGTTATTTGGTTGAAGATACCTACGGATTCAAAAGTGCAGAATGATCTCCATATTGGACAAAATAGAAATGGTAATGTAGTATCTGACTTTGAATTTGCCTTTACGGATATGTTAGGTAAACTTCAGGGATATGTTTATAAAATGGATAAAAAAAGAGAAGGGACTATGTTATTCTTCCCTTCTGGTTTAAAACATGCGGTAAATCCGTTTTTTGAGTGTGATGAAGATAGAATTAGCGTATCTGGAAACATATTTCTTGATACTAAAACGGATTTCTATGAGACTCCTCCTATTTTAGGAAGTATCAGTCATAGAGAGCCTGAACTTGAAGAATATAGAACGACAGATCTAAATCGTGTTGTTGATTTTAATGGTGAACAACAATTACAATTTAAACGAGAGATACATGGAAAAGTGCCTTCAGGTAGAGATATATCCCAATGTATAACATACGCACATGAGGTTGAGATAAAAGGGAAAGAGAAAAAGGAAGTTACACCTATAGTTTCCTCATTTAAACCACCAATGTCATATAGTTCAAAGGGATTTACACATACTACTGAAGTAGAGATTGAACAACCAGAATTCGATAAGTATTTTAGCCCTGATAAAGACCGTAGAGGGAACACCCCATTAGGAGGAGGAAAGGAAGAAATGGCATTATTCCTTGATGTACAAGAATACCCTTTTTGGGCAAGAGACAATAAAGCAATAATGGAGTGGATTGATAATGAGCCATCATTTGAATTTACACCACAAGCGTGTAAAGCTCATATGACTCGTTGGGATGCACACGTTCAATGTCCAGAAGTAGAAAAGTTATGGAATTGGATGCGTATAAGTTTATTTGGTGAAAAATATAACAATTTTCCACCTCCACTTAATGCGGAGATCTGGGGTGTTAGATATGATAAGGGTACAAAGATTGATTGGCATAATCATAGAACTTCTGTACGTTCATTTGCATATTACGTTAATTGCCCAGAAGGTAGTCCACCACTTATGTTTAAAGAGAACAATGCAGTTATTGAACCAACAGAAGGTAAGATTATTGTATTTGATGGTAGAATGAGCCATAAAGTACCAGAAACACCTGTTGATGGTAGATATGTTCTTTCAGGTAATTTATTTTTTGAATAATTATGACAACACTACAAGAAGGTCCATTTTCCTTACAATTGAAGATGGGTACAAAAAAGGCTCACACTATGGCAGAGAATACTACCTTTGTCAAACAATTTCTTAAGGGAGTTGTTAATGAGAGTAACTATCGTCAATTAATTGCTAATTTTTACTTTGTGTATCAGACTATGGAGTCTGAGATGGAAAGGCTTAAAGATGATCCATATGTTGGACCTATTAGATTAAACGGTTTGGCAAGAAAGGATGCGTTAGTTGCGGATTGTAAGTATTTTTGGGGTGATAATTGGGAAGAGCAAATATCTCCCACGGAAGCGACTCAACAGTATGTAAATCGCATTAAAGAAGTAGCAAACGACAATCCTAAACTACTAATAGCACATCATTATACAAGATACATGGGAGATCTGTCTGGTGGTGTTATTCTTGGTGGTATTGCTAAAAATGCTCTAGGTCTACTTGATAGAGGTCTAGACTTCTATGAATTCCCTGAGATTCTTGATAAGAAGATGTTTAAGCAATCATATCGTAGTGTTTTGGATAATATGATTGATGTTGACCAAGGAGATGTTAATGCTATAGTAGTAGAAGCAAATTATGCATTTAGGTTGAATATGTACATGTTTGAGGAGATACAGGGTGAAGCGAGTGTATCATTCAGGAAATTAGTTCTTAGTGCTATTAAAGGGTTTATTGAAGAGATGACATACGCTAAAAGGTATCGTTGATGCCTGATGTAAATCCAGCTCATGTAAGTGATAGGTTTATCATCAATAATGATGATGTAATCCAAAATCTATACCCAACACCCATCTATTCCGCTAAGGTGAGTAATTTTGATGATATTCAAGAGGAAATGTTCGGTGCTTTGAAAAAGACTGAATTTGAAATGAATCCTTGTTGGTCTAGTCATTATTTGTCTGATATATTCTTTAAATTGAATGTAGTCAAAGAACATCAAATGGATGCATTTGTTCAAGAACTATCCAAACATATCGTAAACTATTGTCAATATTTGAATTATAATGGAAATTGTTCCGTTGCAGAATCTTGGTTTTCATTATTTAAAAAAGGTAATTACGGACATATACATCATCATGGAGCTACAGATATATCGGGTGTTTATTATATTAAGACCAATGGAGAGGATGGAAATCTATTCTTTGAAACTCCAAACCCCCATTTAGGTACATCTAAGATATTTTCCAATTTAACCCCTCGTCATGAGTATAAACCCGAAGAAGGGAACATAATGTTATTTCCTGGATGGTTGATGCATGGTATTCAGACTAATACAACTGATAATGAAAGAATAAGTCTCTCATTTAATATTTCTTTTGAAAGGACTGTTATCCACGATAAATAATAAAGGATATCTCCTATTATTATGTCTGTTGCTAATAGACCAGTTGATATGAGCGATGAGTTTAAAAAGAATGGGTGGGAATACTGTAAGTATTTGATTACAGATCCCAGAAGTGATAAATTGATGAGAAGAGATATTAATAATAAGTCACCTAAAGATAATGGCACTGAAACCGATTAGTAGTAAAGATCTGGCAAAGTCTAGGTCATTTAAAGATATTGGTATGGGTTTGGGTAAAAATCCATTTACTGACGATGTATCCGTCGTTAAAGATGATAATGCCATAAAACAGTCTATTAGAAACTTGGTAATGACATCACCTGGTGAGAAATTATTTCAACCTACATTAGGTTGCCAAGTATATGCTATGTTATTTGAACCTCTAGATGCGTTTAGTGTAGACGCAATTAAGAGTGAGATAATAAATACCATTAACCAACATGAAAGTAGAGTACAACTTAGAGAAGTTAATGCTGTTCCGTTTCAAGGAAATAATAAACTGTCAGTAACTATAACATATCAAATTGTAGGCATACCTATTGTTGAAGAAGTTAAATTTGTTTTACAAAGAGCTGGATAATGCAACCGAATAATCTGACAGCATTAGATTTTGAGGATATTAAATCATCTATCAAAACATATTTGAGAACTCGAAATGAGTTTTCTGATTATGATTTTGAAGGGTCAGGATTGTCCTATCTTATCGATACTTTAGCATATAATACTTATTATAGTGCATTTAATGCTAATATGTCAATGAATGAGGCATTCCTTCCTTCTGCGACATTGCGAGATAATATTGTTAATATAGCAAAGCTTTTAAACTACGTTCCAAGGTCAATTACATGTTCTAAGGCATGTTTACATTTAGAGGTTCAAACCTCAATGACAAATGGTACATATCCTAGTAGTATAACCCTCTCTAAGGGGTCTGTAGCAAGTGGGGGTAACTTTATATGGAATATCCTTTCCGACACTACTGTAGAGGTTGATACGACCACTGGTATTGCAGTGTTTGATAATCTAATGATTCATGAAGGATCTATTGTAGACTTTCAGTATACTGTAAGTAGTTTTGAGAGTCAGAATTACATAGTTCCTGCTGAAGATGCAGATATAAACACTTTAACGGTTACTGTTAAACCAAACGAAGCATCTACTACATCGGATTTGTATAATTTAGTTGATACAGTCACTAATTTGACTGCTGCAACTAGGGTTTACTTTATTTCTGAAGGAGAAGATCAAAGATATGAAATAAGGTTTGGTGATGATAGTGTTGGTAGAAAACTTAAAGATGGTGAAATTATCGGTCTGGAGTATTTGGTTACTTCTGGTGCAGAAGCAAATGAAGTCCAACAATTTAGTTATATTGGAGATATGATTGATAGCCTTGGAATTAAACCCCAAAGTGGCAATGTTACTCTAACAACAAAAGAAAAATCACAACAGGGATCTCCTTCTGAGTCTGTAGAGTCTATCAAGTATATGGCTCCTAGATACTACTCTTCTCAATATAGAGCAGTTACAGCACAAGATTATGCTGTAATTACTAAAAAAATATATTCTAATGCAGATTCTGTTATTGCTTATGGTGGTGACTCATTAAATCCACCAATTTACGGTAAAGTCTATATTGCAATTAAGACTAAAACAGGTTCATCTCTGAATGATGCTACTAAGAAAACCATTGCTTCAGATCTTAGAAGTTATGCAATGGCATCTATTGACCCTGTAGTTATTGACCCAGACCAACTTTACATCTATCCTAAA